ACGGGTCCACTTCCGAACTCCACTTCTCCATGGAAATCATGGAATTTAACGTGCGTACAATGGAGCGAATACCTCCAGATTGATGCTCTCTAAAATACACCTTCTGTAGGTAGTGACAATAAACATCAGAAGCAAAAGACTTAACTGAATTAAGCTTTAGACCTAACTCAGCCACGATAAGTGACATTTCCTCGATTTCAATAGGTGTATTATATACAACTAAAGAATCATCACCTAGCACGGTTGACCCAATAACTTGACGGCCGGTCCTTTCAGCCACATAATAAATGCAAGTCAAGTTGGCAATGCTATCGACAAAATTTGTCCAGGCATGACCACTAGGGACGCCACGAATACGCCCAGTCTCAAGACCGCTTGGTAGTGCGATACTAGATGTAAAGAACTCATCTAATATTGGCATCAATTGCTTTGACAATCGCAATTTCTCAAATAAGGGATAAACAAGACCTGGAGAAACAGTTGAATCAAACTGGGAGAAGTCCAACGACATGACATTACTACCTACGTCATGTGACATAGTCAACAATTTCCTGACATAAGTGTCGATTACCATGTAATTGTTCCAGCCCACGAATTCATCGTTGGTTGCCAAAATAGAGATTATTGATTGGAGCCAACTTAACCCGACTAAGACTGACGCTTTGGGATATTGCCAGATGATCCTTTGTTTCGGAAGGTCGAATAACCCTCTCGATTGTCCCCGATGACCTAAAACTGAAAAGTAATACTCAAATGCTCGGCCAGCCATAATGGAATCCAAAATTTTATGAGCATCCTTCAGTATTTCCTGATAAACCGTATCAGTACGCGTGAGGAACGGCATACCACTGAAAGTACTCATTGGCAAACTTACGTTTTCCAATGGAATGAAACCACCCGAATCCATGCTACGACCAATTCTGCGCCAGATCGCATCGTGAGCACGTATCAAAGCCTCCACATCAGCACTCCAACCACCATCTCCATAATAGCCGTTGACAGCAGTCCACCAACTTGTGCTGGGTCTCAAACTTTTAGGCCCTGATAATTTTAACTCCGCAACTTCCAACTCATACAATTGCTTGTCAAACATCAAACAATCATCGCGAATCAGGCTAAGCACAGCTTGAAGCACTCTAGGTCTATCCGCGTTAATAGAGAAAGTATCCGCACCAATTTGAACTGGACGAAATTCCTTCCGTACAAGAGGCGTAACTAAATCCTCGAGATAGGGATTTGCCACGTTGCGAAGAATCTGTGTCAACCTTCTAGTTCCGCCACTATCGTGACTAACTGTCGCGTTCACATCTTTAGATTTTAGCATGT